AGTTTTCTGCCTACGTCATTGGCGGCGATTACCTGGAGCAACTGGACCGCCTGCGCGGCGTGCTCAAAGGCGAAGGTGTTCTGATCCACCCAACGGCCGGCAGCATTCGTTGCTGGCTGCACGGCCGCTACACGGTGAAGGAAGCGCCGGCCAGCGAAGGCGGCATTGCACGCTTGGATCTGACGTTCGTGCGAGCTGAGCCGCGCCGCTACCCTGTTGGCGTTGCCAACACGGCCGACCGCGTGGCACAGGCCGCCAACGTGGCAGAGCAGTCGCTGATCGATTCGCTGGCCGCCAACCTCAATCTGAGCGACCTGGCCGGCTGGGCACACGACAACATTCTGGCCCGCATGCGCAGTGGCTTGGACACCCTCTGGGATGGCATTTCCATGGTCAATCAGGGGTTCGACTTCTACAACGACCTGGTGCGGCAGTACATCACCTTCCCGTTGAGCGAGTTGAGCACCATCCCGGCGTTGCTGGGCCGACGATTCACCGATCTGACCCGCATCCCGCAATCGCTTTCGTCCAATGAAGCCTGGGGCGTGTTCTCCGCTGCGCGCAACCTTTGGAAGGCGCCGGCCACGCGCGGCGCAGTGAGCGGCGTATCGAGCGGCAAGCAGGCCATTGCGCCGGCTGTCGCCCAGGCATACCAAAGTGCCGGCTTCGTGCCGAATGGCAACCAGGCGAAGCTGGCTGCAGCGTTTGAGCCGCCGATCAGCCCCTACCAAACCGAAACGCGAAAGCGCGAAGCCCAGGCCCTGAAGACGGTGGAAGGCTTCTTCAACGGCGTCGCCACCATCATGGCGGTACGTGCGGTGGCGCAGATCGAGCTGGACAGTTATGACCAGGCGCTGGCATTGCGCACCGACTTCAACCAGCAGTTCGCAGAGCTGCTGCACGCGAGCGCCGAAGAACCGCATGGCGGCGTGGGCACGGTCACGACCCATGATGCACTGCTGCAACTGCAGACGGCCGTCCTCACGGACCTGCAAACGCGCTCGCGCGACCTGGCGCGGCTGACCACCTACACACCGGAGTCTTGGCAGCCGGCGCTGTTCATCAGCTATCGGTTGTTCGGTACCGTGCGCTGGGGCGACGAAATCATCGCCATGAACCCGCATGTGCGGCACCCGCTGCTGGTGCCGCCAGGCACACCGCTGCGCATCATCAAGCACGACTGATATGCCCGAGCAATTCACCAAGGAAGACGCCAAGGTCTACGTGACCGTGAACGGCCGCGATTACGAAGGCTGGCTTTCCTCCACCATTGAGCGTTCGCTGGAAACGCTCTCCAGCCGGTTCACCATTCCGGTGTCGTTGGTGCCCGGCAACCCGCCTGATATCAAGCGGCAAGACACGATCAAGGTGCGCATCAACGACACGTTGGTGGTGACGGGGTACGTACTGGCCGCAGAGCCGTTCTACAAGCGCGACGATTGCGGCTTGAAGGTCGAAGGCCGCAGCCGTAGCGGTGATCTGGTGTCGTGCTCAGCCATCCACCAGGGCGGCCAGTGGCGCAACGTGAAGCTGGACCGGATCGTCCGCGACCTGTGCAAGCCCTTCGGCATCGAGGTGCGCATTGACACGGACATTGGCGACACCATCCGCGACTTCAAGATCGAGCACTGCGAAACGGTGGTTGCCGTGCTGTCGCGCGCTGCGCGCCTGCGCGGCGTGCTGGTGACGACGGACGCGGAAGGCCGCGTGCTGATTACGCGCGCAGGCAAGCAGCGCAGCCATGGCGCCATCGTGCGCGGGCAGAACGTCATCAGCATGGAAAGCATCGGCACCGACGCCGAGCGGTTCTCGGACTACTACTGCTACGGCCAGGGCAACATTGCGCACCACAAGCCCGGCCTGGTCGAGTTGGACGTTGGCGGCAGCGCGCCCGCGCTGGAAAAGGCATTCCGCAAGGCCACCCAGCAAAAGGCCCACGCAAAAGACCCGGAGATGGGCCGCTACCTGCCGCTGGTCATCAACGCCGATGGCAACAATACGCCGGCAGACATGCAGCGCCTGGTTGACCACACGATGCGCGTGCGGCGCGGCCACGCCTACGGCCTGCGGTATGTCGTAGAGGGCTGGACGTGGAAGGGCAAGCCGTGGGAAATCAACACCCGTGTGCCCATCTATGACGACATCGCGGGCCTGGCTGGCGAGGAATGGCTGATCTGCGAGGCAAAGCCGACGGTTGATCTGACTGAAGGCGATGTGACGGAGCTGGTGGTGCGGCCAATCGAGTCCTACGACACGGTGCCGCTGAACACAAAGGTGCGCCGAGGGCGCGGCAAGGGCAAGCGCGGCAAGGATGGCGCACCGCTCCAAGTGTTGGACGTACAACAATGAACCTGTGGAACTTACTGCGCCGTGCGCTATTTCGCGGCCTCAAGGAAGGCCCCGTCCAAACGGTGCGCGTTGAGGTGTTCGACATCAACGGCCGGGACGATGCCGAACGTTGGCAAGACTACGGCTTTGCCAGCAATCCGGTTGATGGGCAGGGCCTGCTGATTGAGGCGGGCGGCCACACTGTCGTGTTGCGCATGGACCGGATCGACACCCGCCCTAGGCTGCAGCCGTTTGAGGTAGCCGTGTGGCACAAGGATGGCCACAGCATTCTGCTGCAGGACGGCGGCAAGATCAGCGTCAAGTGCACCGACTTCGAGGTGGAAGCCAGCAACGGCGTGAAGTTCACCACGCCGAAGGTCGCCACCAGTGAGGCATTGGAAGTAGGCACCCGCGCCGAAATCAAAGAAGGCGCCAGCATTGCCAGCATCGAGTTCGTGGACCACGCCCACACCAATGTGCAGCACGGCAATGACAACTCGGGCGGCGTCGCACGCTGACCGTTAAGCCCCGCTTGTGAAGCGTTTCACAAAGCCTTAAACACCTCCCAAAGCGATCATGAACGCCAGTTACTGCTGGCCGACATGATCGACATCCTCACCACCACTTCCACCACTGGCGCCGGCCTGGGCATCCCGTTCGATTGGAGCGTGATCCCAGCCGGCCGCGCTGCCAGCGCCGCTTGGCACGACTATTCCGACCCATGCCGGGCGGCCGGGCACAACGTCGAAGCGTTGGAGGTGCGAGCGCTTGAGCTGGACGACAGCCTGTGCACAGCCGTCGTCCTGTCGCTGTTCTGCGACCGCCGCGCAGGCGCCGATGTGGTTCTGCCCGTGAACCAAACCGACCGCCGCGGCTGGTGCGGCGACGAGTTCTTCGGTAGCGCTGACGCCGACGTGCCCCGTGACACCGTTGACCAGTGGGGCTCTCACCTCTGGCTTTGCTACATCACCAAGACGACCGTGGACGTGCTAGAGCGCGCCCGCTTCGCTGCGTGGGAAGCGCTGCAATGGATGGTGCGTGCCGGCGTAGCGGAGCGTGTCGATGTGGACGCGGTGTGGACCGGCCCTGCGGAAGACCGCCTGGCGCTGCGGCCGCAAGTCTGGCAAGGCGGTTCGGCCCAGCCTGTCTATGACGTGCTGTGGGGCACGACGATTCGGAGGGTGGCGTGAGCACGTCGATCCAGGTTCAAATCCCGACCATTTCGGAGCTGAAGGACAACGCTGCGCGGTTGCTGCAGCAGGCTCTGACCGATGCCGCCATCCAGGCCGGCGCCGAGCTATCTGCGACCGACGTGAAGTTGGCGCGCTCCAACGTCGATGCCATGGCGTTTGTCCAGGGTGTCGGCATCCATGGGGCCTACCGCTATCTGCGCGACTTCATTGCCCGCCAAGCTATCCCCACCAAATCGGTGGACGAGTACCTGGACGGCTGGCTGACGGCCTACGGCCTTCCGCGCAAGGAGGCCAGCGTTTCCAACGGCCCTTGCAGCGGTACGGGAGTCGCTGGCTACACGCTGCAGGCTGGCACCGCGCTGCAGGATGAGAACGGCCTGGTGTTCACCGTCCTGGCCGATGCGCCAGTCAGCGTCGGCGGTACGGTCACGCCCACCATTGTGTGCAACACGCCCGGGCTGGCGGGCAATCTGGCCCCTGGGACGCCGCTCGAGCTGGTCGCCTCGGTGCCCGGCATCGACCCTGCATTTACGGTTGCGGAGCCTGGGCTTGCAAACGGCGCTGACCGCGAGAAAGACCCAGAGGCCGTTTATCGGCTGGGCCAGCGTCTTGCGAACCCTCCGCGCGGCAGCTCGCCAGCCGACTACGAACGTTGGGCGCTGTCCGTTCCCGGCATCACGCGGGCCTGGGGCATTCGCAACCCCAGCGGCCCAACCAGTGCCGGCGTCATCATCATGGCGGACAACAACCTGCCGTATGGCCTGCCAACGGCCGCGCAACAGCAGGCGGTGTACGACTACATCCGCGACCCGGAGCGTGGCCCACCGGATGAACTGCACGTCATTGTCCCGGAGCCCGTCTTTGTCGATGTCCATCTGCGCATCACGCCCCAAACGCAGGCCATTCAAGACGCTGCCACGCTTGAGTTGAAAGACCTGTTCTTCCGCGAGGCTGTGCCGGCAGGCCGGATTCCGCACTCGCACTTGAAAGCGGCGGTGTCGGCCGCCACGGGCGAGTTCGACCACCAGTTCCTACTGCCCGCGCTGACGGAAGGCGGCTTCTTGGTGGCGGGCGCCTACCAGCTCCTGCTGTTGCGCTCCGTCGAGTTCTTCGCGTCGTGACCATGGACAAGTTCCTGCAAGCGCTCGCACACCTGCTGCCGCCTGGCTTTGCGTATCCACGCAAGCTGCAATCGGCGGTTATGCGCTGGCTCGCCGCTTGGGCCGACGTGCTGCGCGAGCACCACGACTTCACGGAGCAAGCCGTGCAGCAGTGGCTGCCGCACCGCACCTGCTCACGCCTGGAGGAGTGGGAAGAAGCCCTGGGACTGCCCGATCCGTGCTTTGGCGATGATCAGGACATCGAGCAGCGCCGCACCAACATGCTGGGCCGCCTGCGTGGCGATCTTGACCTGGCCTACGACGACAGTTCGGCGGAAAGCATCGGCGCTATGAAGGCTTATCTGGCCCGCTTCGGTTACCAGGTCGAAATCTGGTACTCGACGCCGTTCCGCGTCGGCCGTAACCGGGTGGGAAACCGGCTTGGCGCCTTGTCTGGCGTGTTGAACGTGCGGGTGCTGTACCTGTGCGAGCCGTTCCGCGTGGGCAGCAACCGAGTTGGGCAGCGCCTGCGGATCTGCACCCAGGACGGTACGGAAATCGAGTGTCTCCTGAACCGCATCGCGCCGGCACGCTTTCAGATCAATGTGATTTACCTGTAAAGGCGATTTATGGACTACACAAACAGCCTAGACCGAGTCATCCACGGAGCGACCGGCAACCCGATGCACAGTGACAGCATCGCTGTGCCGACCGTGTGGAGCGACAAAGACGCCAACTCGGTCATCTGGAGCTTGATGGAGGTGCTCAAGATGGGAGGGGTGTCAGGGAAGGCGTTCAATCCTGACGATCCCGAGTCCTATACGCGATTTAGGGATGCGTTGGTTGCGAAGTTTGCGCCGCTGGACAGTCCTGATTTCGTGGGCACCCCGAAGGCGCAGACGCCTCCGCAGTTCGACAACAGCAAGCGTGTTGCAAATATGGAGGCCCTGCAGCGAGCGCTTGGTAGCTACAGCGGCACGTTCGCGTACTCCGCTGTCAGTGGTGTTGCCCTAACCGCCGCCGACATTGGCAAAACGATCGTCGCCGGTGCCAGCGCAGCCGCGCCAACGTGGACAACGCCGACAATGTCCACGTTGCCCGTCGGTGCGGCTATTACGATCTGCAATTTGTCGGGCTACAACTTGTCACTCGTTCAGCAGAGCGTCAATGACCGCTACATGAGCGCGTTTGACCCGAGCAATACCGCAACGTCGTTCAGCGTGCCCAGCGGAACAGAGGTCACGCTGGTCAAGTACTCGGGCAGCACCTGGCTGGTCTTGGGCTACGGTTCATTGATGCGGGCGCAGTTTCAATCGTCGCTCTTTGGTGACGCCGGCTACAAGAAAATCCCCGACCCCAATAGCCCAAGCGGTTTCTTCATCGAGCAGTGGGGCGCCATTGGCGTGGCGGGCAGCGCCATCGTCACGTTGCCCACGACGTTTCCAAACCAAATTCTCGGCGCGTTTGCCGACCCCTATCTCAACAACGGAGAAACACCCTCAAGCCAAACGCTCACGGGTGTTGAATATCTGACCATGACTCGAAGCACAATCAAAGTCAATTGCGCAATGCCCGGAGCCCGTCTGTGCCAGTGGCGCGCGTGGGGGTACTAAACATGCGCTACTACGCAAAATCAACGAACGGGTTCTACGACACGGACATCGACGGCGAGCGCACAATCATCATCGCCGACCCGGTGTGGACGCCACCGCCGAATAGCGAGCCGGACTTGACGGCGCCCACCATCACCGTGCCGAACCCGGCGTGCACGATTCCGGCCGACGCAGTGGAGATCACAGACGCAGAGCATCGCGCGCTCATGCAAGGGCAGGCAGACGGACTGCAAATCGTTGCTGACGCCAAAGGCCGGCCGATTGCCGTCGCGCCGCCGCCACTCTCGGCTGAAGAGCTGCGCGCGGCGGCACAGCGCAAGCGCGACAGCCTTCTGCGCCTGGCTACTCAACGCATGGAGCCGCTGCAGGATGCTGTTGATCTGGGCATGGCCACGGACGAAGAATCTGCCGCGTTGCTGGCATGGAAGCGCTACCGCGTCGCTCTGAACCGGGTTGATCTGGCCAAGCCAGTTTGGCCGGTGCCACCGGAACCGGTGGAGGTGGGGCAATGAAGCTGGCAATCCGTACGCTGTTGTATCCAGCCTGTGTCGTGCTGTCGCTGGCAATCACGCTGGTGGCGATGCTCGCCGTCAACTGGTGGGCGCCGCTGTTCTGCGACGCCCAGGGCAACCTACCGCGCTGGCTGCGTTGGTTCCAGACCTTCGACGCAACCTGCGATGCCGGCTGGCGCGACGGCTACATCAACGCGAGCTGGGGCGAGACACCGCTGCGGCGTTTTCTGGCCAGGGTCTACTGGCTCTACCGCAACCCGGCCTACGGCTGGGACTACTGGCCGCTCGGTGTGGTGTTTGAGCCACGGAGGTGGCGGGTGCTCCGCTACATCGACTCAGACGCGCTGACGCTGTTCGTGGCCGTCGGAGACGGCTTTAACGTGTATTACCACGGCCGTTGGGGCATGGTTAAAGCCGGTTGGAAGGCATGGAACTGCTGGAGTGGGGAACGGTGGCAGGCAGAGCCCTTCGGTCCTGAGTGGCGCCTTCCGCTCACGTTCACCGTTACACCGTTCAAACGGAAGGCCCGAAATTAAGGAAATTGCTGGATCAAACTAAATGCGCCGCTGGATCAATCCAAACGGCGCGCTACTTTTCCACTGGGGCCAGTGCTGCACGATGTCGTCCAACAACGGCTTGGCCGCATTGACGAGATTGTGCGTGGCCGGCACGAAACCACCCTGCTGCGCATAGTTGATGAGCCCGTCGGAGGCGCTCTGGCCGTCGTATGGACGATCAAAGTCGGACCCGGCGCGCAGCAATGCCACACGGCTGAAGTCGACCTTGCCGGCACGGGCGCCGCGCGTCAGGACTTCCAGCGTGGCGTTGTCTTCTTGCGCCGTCGTGCAGTAGGTGCCCTTGTTGTCGGTCATCGTCTTCACCCAGTCACGCGCTCGCTGGCCCAAGTTGCGGCCGGCCCACCATGTGTCGGCGGAAGCCACGTCGCACTGGATGACGGCAGGCGGCTGATTGGCCGGCGCATACGCGTAGTTCTTGCGGAAGGCGATGGCCTCGGGG